CTGTGTTACTGTGTAGTTTATCTATTTCATTCTGTAAGTATTCAATAATCTTTCTCTTGGATGTAATTTCAGCATTGAGTATTGTAACTGTTTGCTGTAGTGTTTGAATATCTTTTTGAATCTCATTGATAGCTGTAATTTGTGTTATTGTATTGTTATAGTCAGCTTCTAGTAATGATAGGTTTTCTTGAATTTCTTTTACCTGTTCTTCTTTACCAACAATTGCCTCACTCTTAAACTCATGAGGGATTCCTTGCTTGCAAGTAGGGCAATCATCATTATCATGAAAGAACTTAATTTCTTTATTAAGTTTAACTAGTCTGTCGTTTGCTTTTTCTTTTAGAATAACTGACTTCTCCATTCTTTTCTGGAGTCTATCAAGCCCTAATGTATCCTTTAGTTTAGTTTCAATTACATCGTTATTGCTATTGATCTGATCTTGAAGTTCTTCAATCAGCCTTTCTGTGTTAGCAATGTTTAGTTCATTTTCATCAACTTTATTCTGAACATCTTTCTTCAATGAATCAATATAATTCTTTTGTACATTAATCTTCTCGTCAATAAGATCACTATCATACTTTGCTTGCTTAAGGTCGTCTTGGTTTTCAGACAGCTTACCTTTCAGTAAGGTATTCATAGTGGTGAACACTTGAATATCTAACAGATCCTCTATCACTTCTCTTCTAGCTGCTGCCGAGAGTTGCATAAAGGGAACATAGGTAGAAGAACCTAGAACCACTACCTGAGAGAATGTTCTATGGTTCATTTTAACAATTTGTTTTTCTACAACTTCCTGATAATCTTTACTATCAGCATTCTGATTGATAAGCTCATCATTTTTATATATTTCAAATATAGTGGGTTTAACCCCTCTAATAATTTTGTAGTTGTTACTACCAACTACAAATTCAACTTCTACACGGAGATCTTTACCATTAATGCTATTAATCAGTTGTGGCTTGTTAATTTTCCTAAACGGCTTGTTGTACAAAGCAAATGATAATGCATCGAGTATTGTAGACTTACCCGAGCCATTTGCACCAACAATAAGAGTTGACTTATGCTTGGTCAAGTCTATATCAGTAAAATTATTACCTGTGCTTAGAAAATTTTTCCAGCGAACTCTTTTAAATAATATCAAGCCCAAAACTCCTCAATCCACCCAACATTCTCAACTAAGTTGGGTTTATACCTATAGCCATTAAACACAACCACTCTCGCTTCATGTGGAAGATTATGTACTCCTGGTGTGTTGTATGTTATATGCTCAAGACATTTAATTCTGTTTCTACTATCAGAGAGCTTACTAATGCCATAGCTCTTCACTCCCCCATTATACACATTATATCTCCAACTGACAACTTTATCTCGATCTAACTCATGGATTGTATCAAACCGTAGGTGGATGGATATAAAATTTTGATCCCCATGAAGTCTTGGTTGAGCATGTAGTCTGCGCTGCAAATATAACTTCCATAAAAAATCATATTCGCCACCACTAAAGACCATAACACTTGAATTATACATCTGGCGAGATCCACTATACTCTTTACGCCATTCCTTTGGTATACCAAATTTATCTTTTGGTATCTGTGTAAGGAAATCACAGTTTCCAGTTAGTATAACATCAAGGTCAAAGTATATAACTGTTCCCTTTAAATTATTATCTTTAGCAAACAAGTAGAGTTTGTACCACCACGCGCCAGAGTTTTTCTTGTAACCTTCTAAGCCTTCAATATAGGGTAATCGTATTTGGCTGTATTTTATACTGGGATCAACAGCGTCCGTGAAGACGTAAAAGTTAAATGGTACTGTAAATGACCGTTTAACACCATTGTACAACTTATCTACCCATGTCCAGTCATAAACATTGCCATGTTTTAAACAAACTATATTAACTCGCTCTATCATGCTCCAAAGCCTCTTTATAAAGCTCTGTAAGTAGAGTATTGAGTTGATTAACCTTCTGCTTATTGCTTATGTATTGTTCACTAAACTTTTTAATAATAGTTAGTGTATCTTCAGCCTCTGATATAATCTCAGAGTCTTCTTCAAGATCGAGGTGTAAGTGATCTTCCACAACCTGTAGATCGGCTACACTCGATCTCTCTATCCTATCAATAACACTATCAAACCAATAGGGATTTGTTTTGTTTTTGACAACAACCTTTACAAATTTACCCTTGAGGTGTGAATAACTATCAAGTACAACATCCTCTCTTTCCTTGTCTAGGTCATCATAGTAATATTTTTCAAATAGCGTTAGCTCACTTGGTACGAATTCAATCTCTCTCGTCTCAGTGTCAAATATATGAAACCCCTTAGGGTCATCATAGTCTGACCAAACAATCTCATAGGGGCAACCAAGATAGGTTACATTACCCTTCGTAGATCTATGGTGATAGTGACCGGAAAGTACCATATCAAACTTTTTAAATATTTTAGCATCATATCCATGATCAATAACAGTACCCTTTTGCATCTCAAAGCCAGCGAGCTCAAGGTGACCAAAGCAAACCTCAGCATCTGTCTCAGCAATCTTCTCAATTGTACTATCAAAGTTATCACTGCACATCCATGGTACAAAGAGAATCTTTGTGCTACCAAACTGAACTTCTTGACATTCTTTATACCACTGTATGCCCCTAGGAGGGTTAGTACCAAACAACTCAGTCATACAATTGACTTCGTTTGTGTTCTTATAGAACGTATCATGATTACCAATAATTACATGTAGGTTCAAGTTAGCATGGGTCACATGATTAATAAATTGATCTCTAAACTTTCTTAGAGAGAGATAGCTGATATACTTTCTACGGTCTACAATATCACCAAGATGGATGATAGTATCAATATCGTTTGCTTTGAGGTAAGGGAAGAATACCTCTTCGTAGAACCTACCAATGTATTCTGAGAATATAGGAGAGTCACCACGCCCACCAAAGTGCGTGTCAGTGATCAAAGCGATCTTCATAATTTAGTCTTCCTTAATTAACTTTTCTAGACCTTTCTTTGCCTGGCGGTCAAGTTTTTTCTTGTGAGCAGTTGCTTCAAATTGCTCAATGAAGTTATCCATGTAATCATTCGATGTATAATCCGTTATTTCGATATCAAAGTCACCTAGTTCATCTAGGTCTTGCAAATTCATCAATTCATGACTAATCATCTTTTGCTGGGTAACTTTATGTTTAACATACATGTGCTTCTTTTCCTTCTGAATTCTACGAAGGAATGCAAAATATATAATTTGTGTAAAATATGAAAAGGGATTTGATGACTTATCGGGATCAAAGTTGTGGAAGTAGTTAACGCAATTCTCTAAACCATCAGCAATCATTTCATCACGAAATGTGTAGTTTATAAAGTTAGGACTATATGATAACTTGTTAGCTATCTTAATAAGACAATCACCAATGTAGTGAGGGATGACGGGTTTAGGTAAACCCTGATCCTCAGCTTGTCTAACTTTTTTCTTAAATTCCACTATTGCATTATAGAAGTCTTCATTGCTCACATAGTGTTTTTGTTTACTGTCGTCTGTCATCTAAAATCTTCTCTCTAGTATATAATCTATTCTACCTGTACGAGTCTTTAGACTGTGTGCAACACTATACCCCATTCCACCTAAAATGTCTAGCATTGATCGATCGTCACCATATCTTGTAGCAGGATGCTTAGGATGATCCTCATATACAATGATTGGACTATATTTTAATATGGTATTAATTGCTCCGTCAACAACTTTGTTTTCATACCCTTCAACATCTATTTTTATTAAGTCGACATCACTAAAATTAAAACTATCTATGGTTGCAACACGGCTCTGTATCTGTGCGGATTTATACATTCCGTCAGGTAACACAACAGTGGATAAGCTTCCGTTTTGAATATTCCACTTCCAACCTGGCAGTATATTAACTATTTGTTCAACGTCGCCGACACCGCAATCGTACACACTAACATTCCCACATCCACAACTGCGAATGTTATCAGCTAGTATAGACCGCACTTCTGGCTCTACTTCAAATGAATGAACATGCTGAAAATGTTTGGCCAAATAGTAGGAATATACCCCACAATGAGCACCACAATCTAAAGCTGTTCGGAATCTTCCTTTAGTCCTAATAAACTCCCACAAAAAATTGAACTCGCGTTCAATCACGCGAATTAACCTATGGT